CTCTCATCCTACGTCAAACTGCGTGGGAGCGGCTCCTATGTCGGGCTCTTCGTCGAATATGGCGTCGCACCCCACCTGATCTCGGTGTCCGAGGCCGACAAGCCGGTCCGTCAGACCCGGCATGGCCCGCGGGCCGTCTCAATCGGCACCATGAACACAATGCTGAAGCGCGGCAGCCTCAAGATTGGCGAGAATTTCGTCGGGCCCGTGGTCATGCATCCCGGTCATGCCGCCAAGCCGTTCCTACGCCCCGCGCTCGACCAGAAGGCGGAAGAAGCCGTCAACGCCATGGGTGCTTACATAGCGCATCGCGTCCAGATCGGTGATCTGCGTGCCCCGACCCTTGAGGTCGATGACGAATGAACGGGGTGATTGCGGTTCGATCGCTTCTGGTCGCTGACACCCGGCTGACAACGCTCGTTCCGACGGTGCGGATCGCGGCAGGCAACCTGCCGCAAGGTACAGTGCTCCCCGCAATCTCGTTGATGTCGGTCAGCAGCGTTGATCGCAATATCCCCGCACCGGGCCCGAAGCGCCGGGTCATCGAGCGGGTCCAGGTGACCGTGCTGGCGCGCACCTATCCCGAAACCAAGGCCATTCTGGCCGCCATCCGAACGGCCGCTGCCGACCAGATGCCCCAGATTGACGGGCTGAGCGACGTCACCGTGCACACCGATTCCGCCGGACCTGACTTCCTCGACGAGGAGACCGGGATCCACATGCAGACGCAGGATTTGCGCGTCTCATTCAACGAGGCGCGTTGAGGCCTCACCTTCACAAGGACCTAGACTATGACCGTTCGGACCTCCGCCGGCACCACTTTGAAGGTGTCGGCCGCTACCCCTGCGACCTTCGATGCCACCGGCTACAATGCGCTTACCATGACGGTAGTCGGTGAAGTCTCCGACCTTGGCGAGTTCGGCCGTGAGTTCAATCTTGTCACCTTCAATCCCGTCGGCAGCCGCGGTGTTGTCAAGAAGAAGGGGAGCTTCAACCAGGGCACGATGCAGATCCAGCTGGGCCTTGATACCGATGACGCCGGCCAGATCCTGCTGAAATCCGCATCTCTGTCTGATGCCGACCACAGCTTTCTCGTCACCACCCAGAACGGCGACAAGTACTACTTCCAGGCACAGGTCATGAGCTTCAAGGTCAATGTCGGCTCGGTCGACCAGATCACGACCGCAACTGTCACGCTTGAGCTGACCACTAACTCCGCCGGCGTGGGGATCGTCGAGGTGCTGGCGCCTTAAAAACGGGAAGGGGGCTCTCGCCCCCTTCGAATATTGTCAGGCTTCGCCGCCTTCATAGGCGGGAGAGAGCTTCTTCCGTGGGCGACCGGGCTTCTTCGCCGTTTCAGGCGCAGCTGCGTTTTCCGGAGTAGTGCCGCTTTTTGCCTTCGGAGCGGCGGTCCTCTTGCGTCCGAGCCCGATAGTGACCGCCAGTTCCTTGCGCCTTTCGGCATAGGCGGGGGCGACCATCGGGTAATTGGCAGGCAAGTTCCAGCGCGCCTTGTACTCGGCAGGCGTCAGGCCGTGATCGCTCGAGAGGTGGCGCTTGATCGTCTTCATGCGGCGGCCGCATTCCAGGCAAGTGATCGCGTCGGGCTTCACCGAGGCGCGGATGCTGACCGCAGGAGTGCGTTCGACTTCGGCCGGCGCTTCCGGCTCACCGAGGCCGGCGAGCGCTCCATAGACCGACTGGATAAGTCCGGGCAGCTGGTCTGCATCAACCCTGTTATTGCTGACATGGGCCGAGACGATGTCCGCGGCCAGCGTCAGGATATTCTCCTGATCCATAGATGTGACCCTGTTCTGCTGAAGTTGTTTCCCTCCGGCCGACCGGAGCGGCGCCCCTCCTACTGTGTTTCTGTTCCAAGTAAACTGGCGCATCGGGACAGTTCTCACGGGAAAACGAGATCCCTTTCATCCCCTTCTGAACGATCCTCACCCTTCCTTTTGCAGGAGTCGCCTACATGTTTGACATCACCACGCTTGCCGCGACCGACACCTCGACCCTGGAGCTGGTTGGCGGCGACGATGCCCCCCTTTTCGATGACAAGGGCAAGCGCCTCTCGATCACGGTCTATGGTCCGGGCTCGAAGGTCTACCAGCGCGCGCAGGCCCGCCAGCAAAACCAGCTGATGGACAAGATCAAGAAGCGCGGGAAGATGGATCAGTCGGCCGAGGAAAAGCTCGCCGAACAGGCTGATTTTCTCGCCGCCTGCACGGTCAGCTTCAATGGCTTTTCCTATCCGCCAGCAGACGGCCTCGACGGTCATGAGCTGTTCCGCAAAGCCTATGCCGATCCCTCGATCGGGTTCATCGCCACGCAGGTTGCAGCCCACATCAACGATTGGGCAAATTTTACGAAGAGCTCGGCGGAGAGCTGAGCCTTTACGTCCGGCAACTGGCGTGGCTCGGCACGGCGCCAAAGCCGCGCTCCAACAAGCACACGAAGCCGGACACTGATGCTGAGCCGCTGACCCGGCTGCAGCGGATGACGATCGATGACATAGCCCCTGACTTCCCACCAATTCGCACCCCATGGGTAATCGACTGGCTGATGGAAGTCGGACCGACTGATCCCGGCGGCATGGGCGCAGTGCCCGTGTCATGGGGCTCCATCGAGCATTGGCAGCGCTGCATGGGGCACGATCTACCGCCATGGGTCGCCAAGCTGCTGCGCCGCCTGTCGGTCGATTTCGTCGCTGAAACCGTCCGCGCCCGTGAGCCCGACTGTCCGCCGCCCTGGTCCGCTACCTCCAGTCTCAACCGTGATGAAGTCTCCCGGAAGGTCACCAATGCCTTCCGGGCGATGATGCTGTCGAAGGAGCCAGGAAAATGAAGGCCGGCACCCTCGAGATTGAGATGATCACCAATGTCGCGCGTCTCCAGAAGGAGATGGCCGACATGAAGCGCACGGTCGCAGGCGCGATGGGTGATGTCGCGGACTCCGCTTCCCGGGCCGACAAGGCGTTGAACGCTGTCGGCGGCGGCGGCGTCACCCGCATCGGCGGCTCGGCCAAGCTGGCCGGCCACCACGTCCAGAACCTCGTCTATCAGCTCAATGACATGGTCGTCGGCCTGTTCTCCGGACAGAAGCCGCTCACCGTGTTCATGCAGCAGGGCACGCAGATCGGGCAGATCGGAATGCAGGCGGGTGTCGGGATCGGCGGTATGGCCCGGGCACTGTTGGGTCTCGCGGCAAGCTCGGCTGCTGCCGCGCTTACCAATCCCTATCTGCTGGCGGCTGCCGCCGCCGCAGCGCTGGCATTCGGCGCGTTCAAGATGGTCCAGTCGAGCGTCAAGCAGTCGGGCGAGCTCGACAAATATGCCCAGAGCTTGGGCCTCACCAAGAAGGAGATGGAGAAGCTGGGCCCTGTCGGGATCACGGTCGGCGACACCATGAAGGGTCTCTGGACGACCGTCTCCGATGGGCTCAACCTCGGCTCGGTATTCTCGACCCTCAAGGACTGGGCCGTCACCGCATTCGAGGCCGTGATGACGGTTGGCAAATACGCCATCGCTTTCATCTACGCGGGCTGGGTCGGCGGGTTCAACGCGATCAAGATTATCTGGTCCTCGCTCCCGGGCGTTATCAGCGAGGCCGCCGTTGGCGCTGCCAATCTCACGATCAGCGGCGTCGAGTTCATGGCGAACAAGGCGATTGCCGCGATCAACTGGCTGGTCGACCGGGTGAACCCGTTGCTCGACCGGGTCGGGCTCTCCTCGATCTCGCGGATCGAAAGCGTTGCTCTGCCGCGCATGGAAAACAGCTTTGCGGGCTCGACCGCCCGGATGGCGAGCCAGATCAAAGGCGAGTTTAGCAACGCCTTTGGCGATGCCATGTCGATGATGGACAGCTTTTCGGCGAAGTGGCGCGAGAACAGCATTGCAGCTGCCAAGGCCCGGCTTGCTGCGAAGGCGGACGAGATCCGCGGCGACAAGACCGACAAGGGCCCGAAGACCACTGAAGCCGAAAAGGCGCTCAAGGCAGCCCAAGACTTTGCCCGCAATCTCGAGATCGAGACCGCCAAGATCGGCAAGACCCCGATCGAGATCAAGCGCATGGAAGTCGCCATGGCAGCGCTCAAGGCCCCGACCGATGAGGCGCGGCTCGCGATCCTTCAGGCGGGAGAAGCCTGGGAGAAAGCAACGAAGGCGCAGGCCGAGAAGGATTTCGTTCGGAACACTGTCGCCCCGCTCGAACTGCAGGTCGCGATGCTCGAAAAGTCGACCAAGGCGCAGGCGCTCGCCAATCTCGAAGCCGAAAAAGAGCAGATCGTGCTTGAACGCGGGGCTGCTGCCTGGGAGCGATACCGGGCAGCCAAGACCGCGCTCATCGAGCACGACTTCGCCGTTCAGGACCAGGAACAGTACCTCAAGAGCCTCGAGGACATGGTCTCGGCGACCGAGCAGGCTGCACGCGGCATGACCGATGCGTTCGGCTCGGTCGGGGGAGCGATCGGCGACATCACGGTCGAGATCACCCGCTTTGCCTCCGAGCAGGCCGCCGCCGCAAAGCGGGTCGCCGATGCGGAACGCGAATATGGCAAGACCTCGTTCCAATATGCCGATGCACGCGCAGCCCAAGCCTCGGCCGAGATCAATCACTATGGCAATCTTGCTTCGGCCGCGAAGGGCTTTTTCAAGCAGGGCTCCGACGGCTACAAGGCGATGCTTGCGGCCGAGAAGGTGTTCCGGGCCTTCGAACTGGCCATCGCCATCAAGAACGCGGCGGTGAAGATCGGCCTGATCGGCGCGCAGACTGCGGCCAAGGTCACCAGCGACACCGCCATGGCCGTCTCCGACACTGCGCGTGCCGGGGTGGAGCAGGGCAACTCGATCATCACGACCGGCATCAAGGCGGCCGAAGCGGTGGTGAACGCGATCCGCTCGCTGCCGTTCCCGCTCAACATCGCTGCAGGCGCGATGACGGCAGGGGTGATTGCCTCCCTGGGCGTTGCGATCAGCGGGGCATTTGGTGGTTCGAAAAAGCCGCCCGCAACCAATGACGGCACGGGCACGGTATTCGGCGATGCGCAAGCGAAGTCCGAAAGCATCGCCCATGCCATCGACCGCCTGCGCGAAGTCGACACGCTGACCATGCGCTATTCCGCCGCGATGCTGGCGGCCCTGCGCAATATCGAGGCCAATATTGCAGGGCTCACCAATCTCATCATCCGCACCAATGGCGCTGAAGCCTCCGCTGCCGGCATCCGCACCGGAACCAGCCTTGGCGGATTGCTCGGCGCCACCAACAAGCTCCTGACATCGGTCGCGGGATTTGTCGGCGGCAAGACCGGATCGTTGATCGCGGCCGGCATCGGCATGGCGGTGGCAGGGCCGATTGGCGCTGCCATCGGTTTTATCGGCGCAAAGCTGCTGGGCGGTCTCGGCAAGGTGATTGGCAGCGTGGTGAAGGCGCTGTTCGGCACGAAGACCAAGATAATCGGCCAGGGGATCTATGGCGGCGCGCAATCGCTCGGCGACATCCTCGGCCAAGGCTTTGACGCGAGCTATTTTACCGACGTCAAGAAGACCAAGAAGTTCTTCGGGATCAGCACGGGGAGCAAGTACCGCACCACCTTCAGCGAAGCTGACGCCGAGCTCGAGCGCCAGTTCAGCCTCATCTTCCAGGGCTTCTATGATGCGATCTCGGCGGCGGCCGGACCGCTTGGCCTTTCGCTGACCGAAGTGCAGTCGCGTCTTGCCAGTTTCGTGGTCGATATTGGCAAGATTGATCTGAAGGGTCTTACCGGGGAGCAGATCCAGGAGAAGCTCTTGGCCGTATTTGGCGCTGCCGCTGACAATCTTGCGCGTTATGCCGTTCCCGGTCTTCAGGAGTTCCAGAAGGTCGGCGAGGGCTATTTCGAGACGCTGATCCGGGTGGCTTCGAGCATCGAGGCGACGAGCGCCTCGCTTTCCTTGCTGGGCACTTCGATCGAGGATCTGACCCTGGCAGCGAAGATGAACCTCTTCGACCTGTTCGGTTCGGCCAGCGACATGGCGTCCGCCACCGGCGACTATTTTGCGCTGTTCTACACCAAGGCCGAGCAGGCCGCGGCCCGCACCGCGCAGATGGCCGATATCTTTGCCAGCCTTGATCTTGTGCTGCCGGACTCGATCGCGGGCTTCCGTGCGCTGGTCGAGGCGCAGGACCTGACCAGCGAAGCAGGCCGCGCGGCTTACGTGACGCTGATCCAGCTGGCGCCTGCCTTTGCCGATCTTGTCGGCGTCGCGCAGGATGCGGCGAGTGCTGCTGCCATAATCGATGAACGCTTGTCGCTGGAGCGGCAGCTGCTGGATCTCCAGGGCGACACCGCAGCGCTACGGGCGCTCGACCTTGCCCGGCTCGATGCGTCGAACCGGGCGCTGCAGCAGCAGATCTGGGCTTTGCAGGACGAGCAGAAGGCTGCCGAGGAAGCGGCAGCCGCCGCCGAGAAGCTGCGCTCGGCATGGCAGGGCATTACCGATGGCCTGCTCGCGGAGGTTGCGCGCATCCGGGGAACCATGGATGGCGGGACCAAGAGCTACGCACAGGCCCTTGCCGAGTTCAATGCCGCAACGCGGGCCGCGCGGGCCGGAGATCAGGAGGCGGCCAAGTCGCTGCCCGGCCTCAGCCAGGCTTTGCTTGCTGCCGCAGCCGATGCCGCAAGTTCAGGTCAGGATCTCGCCCGCATCAAGGGAACGACTGCCGCCAGCCTCGAACGGACCGTGGCGATCATCAATGCGATGGCTGGGCTTGGCGAGGACGCGGCGAGCGCTGCAGCCGCTGCTGCCACGCCGTCCTGGTGGGAGCAGTTTGCCGCGAGCCAGTCGGCGAGTGCGGGCACCGCGGCCAATGACAGCACGCTGGTCCTGGCGGACGGTCTTTCCGCCCTCAGGCAGGAACTCACTGACTTGCGCGCCGAACAGCGGGCAGCGGCCGCCAGCATTGCGGCGGGCACCGGCAAGACCGCGCGTATTCTCGAGCGGGTGACCCCTGATGGCGATGCCATCGCGACGAGGAGCGTAGCATGAAGCTGGTGCGCCCGATCACCATCACCGATGCCATGCTGACCAGCAGCAGCGTTGCCGAGAACGACTATGCAGCGTGGTCTTCGACCACCGCCTATACCACCGGCACCCGCGTCATCCTCACCTCGACACACCGCAAATATGAAGCACTGGCGGCCTCGACCGGGGTCAGCCCGGCAAATGATCCTACCAAGTGGCTGGATCTCGGGCCCACCAACCGCTGGGCGATGTTCGATGCGCGGGTAGGAACCGCGACAACACGCGCTGCCTCGCTGAGGGTGATCATGACGCCGGGCGCGATCGATGCGCTGGCGCTGATCGACACCGATGCTGAAAGCGTTGTAGCGACACTCACGGTTGACGGCGTGCAGGTCTGGCGAGGGGCAGCCAGCTTCAATGTCGGCGGCGTTGCCATCGATAACTGGTTTTCCTGGTTCTTTGAGCCAATCGGCCGCAAGTCGATGATGCTGTTTCTCGACGTGCCGGTTTACGAGACCGGCATCCTCAACGTCTTCATCAGTCGCGACAATCCCGCCGATATCGTCTCCTGCGGCACGCTGGTCGTGGGACGGCAGTTTTCCATCGGCGAGACCGAGCATGGCGTCGACATCGGCATCATCGATTATTCGAGGAAGGAGACCGATCAGTTCGGGGTGACCTCGGTGGTCGAGCGGGCCTTTGCCAAGCGCATGTCCGCCCGCGTGGTGCTCGAGACCAGCGCGCTTGATGACATTCACCGGACCCTTGCTTCGCTCAGGGCAACGCCCGTGCTGTGGATCGGCTCGGAGAGCTTCGAGAGCCTCACCGTCTACGGCTTCTACAAGGAATTTGCGATCGACCTTGCTTACCCCACTGTCAGCTATTGCAGCCTGACGATCGAGGGCCTGACCTGATCCACCCTGAGGGATAACTTCATGCCTATTACAGCACTGCCCACGCCGCCGTCCCGGACGGATGCGGTAAACTTCTCTGCGCGCGCGGACGCCTTCCTCGCAGCGCTACCGACCTTTGCAACCGAGGCCAATGCGCTCGCCACCGAGACCAATGGCTATGCCGCCAATGCAGCGGCCAGCGCGGCGAGTGCGGTCAATGCGCCCGGGACGAACGCGACCAGCGTCACCTCGCTTGCCATCGGGACAGGTTCGAAGTCGCTCACCATCCAGGCGGCAAAGGCTTTCGTTGTAGGCCAATGGGTAACCATCACCAGCACCGCAACGCCGGCCAACTGGATGCATGGCCAGATCACGGCCTATACCAGCGGTACCGGCGCGCTGGTGGTCAATGTCGGTATGACAGGCGGCAGTGGAACCATTGCCGCATGGACCGTGGCGCTGTCGGCTCCCGCCGTATCCGGCAACGCGGTTCTCACCACCGGCTCCTACGCCGACCCTAGCTGGATCACCTCGCTCGCCGGCTCAAAGGTCACTGGGACCGTGGCTGTCGCCAATGGCGGCACCGGCGCCAGTGACGCTGCAGCCGCCCGCACCAATCTCGGCCTTGCAGTCGGTGCCGACATCCAAGGCTGGAGCGCGACGCTCGACAGCTGGTCGGGCAAGACGGTCCCTGCCGGCAATCCGGTCGGGACGACCGATACCCAGACGATGACCAACAAGACGATCACAGCCCTGGCTTCGGCCTCGACCGTGAGGGACGCCGGCGGAACATCCTGGAGCATCGGCTTCAGGGAGGTCCCGCAGAACGCGCAGAGCGCGGCTTACACCCTCGTCCTCGCGGATAATGGCAAGCATATCTACTCAGCCAACTCGGCGGCGCAGACGCTGACCGTTCCGCCGAACAGCAGCGTCGCCTTCCCGACCGGTTCTACTGCCACCATTGTCAATAATGGCGCGGCCGCGATCACCATTGCGGCGGGTTCTGGCGTCACGCTCTGCCTCGCGGGGACCGCCACGACCGGAAGCAGGACGCTGGCCGTGCGCGGGATCGCAACCTTGCTCAAGGTGGCGACCGACACGTGGTTCGTCACCGGCACAGGGCTCAGCTAATGACCGGCGCGCTTGCGATGCTGCTCGGATCCTCCGGTGTTGCACGGTTCCAGATGGCGGTGGGCTTTGCGACCGACGGCTACAAGGGCGGTAGCTGGAACTATTATGGCTTTGGTACGCTGAGCCCGACGATTGCCATGGGGGGCCTCATCAGTCCTGGCGATCTGCGCGGACAGACCATCGAGGCGATCTACTCGATCTCCGATAATATCTCGACCAGCTGGCCGGTGGGACTGCAGTTCGAGGGCGATGCGCCACAGGGCTTTGTAAGCGCGATGACCATGGGCGGGGCCAAATACACCTTCGATGGCTATGGCCAGGACTATGCTTCGAACCGCGGCGCGACCATCGCGATTGCGACCGCGACCTTCACGGTCAGTTCGACCACGGGCATTGCAGCCGGAGCACCGGTCAAGATTACTACCAGCGGGGCGCTGCCGACCGGATTGGTTGCGGGTACGCGCTATTATGCAAGGGATGTGACCGCGACCACGTTCAAACTGGCCGCGACCTCGGGTGGAGCGGCGATCACGCTGTCGGGAACGCAGTCCGGCTCGCACAGCGTCTGGTTCGATCTTTATTCGCGCTTCACGGTGAATACCGCGACCTCGAGCAACAAGACCGGTGGACGCATACCGTTTAGCGCGACGATCACCATTGCGAGCCCGGGCGTTGTCACCGCCACCGGCCACGGCCTCACCATTGGCAAGCGGGTCTTGTTTCAGACCACCGGCGCACTGCCAACAGGGCTTGCGGCGAACACGATCTATTACGTCGTCAGCGCGGCGACCAACTCTTTCCAGCTGGCCGCCACATCGAGCGGCACGGCGATCGTCACATCGGGCACCCAGTCAGGCACGCACACCTGCTTCGAGGTGGTCGATGTCACCCTGGAGTGAGATCATGGATATCCATATCAACCCGACCGCCAGCGAAGACGTCCTGCCGGTCAACGATGGTCTCGAGATCCGCTACAGCCGGTTTTTGAACGATACCACCTATGTCCGGCCGCAGGGGAGTTGGCGGCTCTGGACGCCGCAGGTCTTCGTGCCGCCTGCCGCCAACAGGACCATCGGTGACATGCATGATGCCGGAGTCGAGTGGGATCTCTACGAGCATGTCTCGGTCGCCATTGCCGGCGAGGCGGACTACGTCTTCACGGGGCCCGAGGGCGAGATCAGCCAGACATGGCAGGCTGGCTGCCACAATGTAGAGAACGGCGGCGGCTATTTGCCGAGGCAGACGTTCACGCGGCATTTCCGGAATGACTTCGAGCTTTGCTGCGTGATCCGCCGGTTCGGCCGGTCGAGCGGTACCAACTATCGGTTCGAGGTCATCACCGAACCGACATCGCTCACCGAGGCTGCATTCTTCGTCCACTATGCGGCCGGTCCCCGCCAGCGGCAGACCGACTTCAATGTGATGCCGGGCTACGCCGTCGATCTGGCGGCAGGCGACATCGCCATCATCTGCACCACGCGCTGAGGTCTGCCATGTCCGAACAGGATCCCGCCGTCGAAATGGCGCTCATCCGCGCTGACCTTGAAGCCGTCCAGGAAGAACTCAAAGCCGTGCGCAAGGAGCTGAAAGACCTCCTTGATGCATGGAATACCGCCACCGGTGTGGTTCGGTTCGTCAAATGGCTCTCGACGCTAGTCACCGCGGTCGCGGTCATCTTCGCGGCTATCCGAGGCTTTTGGGGCCGGTGA